CGCCTCGCGGCGTTCCAATCCATAGAACAGAACCCAATCTATCGGCGATAGCCGGGCGAATTACCTCTGGATAGAGACGCGAGTTCTGGTCCGCATACTCATCCATGACGCAGGCATCTAAGAACAAACCGCGTAAGTTATCGACACTGCCAGACTCTGCACCGAGTAGGTAGATTCGGCGTCCGTCCGGTAGGTCGCAGCGCAGCTCCGCTTCATTAAATTTTACGCCGGGGATAACCCCTGCGTATTCCCGAAGCATACCCCAAGCAACCCTTTTTGCTTGGCTGAATGTCGGTGCAATAAACGCGCCCTGCGCCCGTGGTTTCTGGCAAGTTAAGATTTCTTTTAACAGCCAGTTGATTGCCATAACAGTTTTGCCAAACCGTCTATGGCAAACTGCAACGTTGAAGCGTTTTGCAGCGTTATGAAACTGCATTTGTAGTGGACGCGGTGTGTACGGAATCGTGATGTTCTGTACGTCGCGTTGTGATGTTCTTGCCATGTTTCTAATACACAACCTCTACAATGTGTATGTTGTACAGCTTGTACAGGTGCGGGGCGATGCAGAGGTTCACCGCCCCGCGCTCGGCGGGAGTGCGGGTTCCGCCAAGCTAACTTTTCAAATCCTTGTCGCAGTTAGCTAGGCAATGGGACCAGATGTGGTGGCGCGCGCCGCGGCGGGGGTACCCCCGGGCAACACCCCCCACCCCTAATTAAATGAAAGACTTAAGCGCAACCATGAGATGAGCTATCCCAGGGCGCTACTATATATTTCAATGAGTTATCGTGTGTTTTCTGTGCATTTTTGTGTGCAAAGGCTAACGATCGATCGATAGTTGCGTATTGTCGCTCAACTGTCGCGCGCGAACCTCAACAAATTCACCATTTAAAACTGTCGGGGCTTCAACCTGCCAGCCGACCACCATCGGACCATCAACTTTTAATTCTGATTTAACCGTTGGCTGGAACATAATCAGTCGCTTTTCAGCTTGCCATTCGGCATGGCGCAAAAGTTCTTTAAACTTTAATACGTCGTCACGCGTTTCTGCATTGGTCAAATTTTCGCGCGCTTCATCAAGATAAACAAGAATGCCATTTTTACAGGCTAACTCAAACAGCCTGTCGAATTCGATGTCCGCTTGTCGCTCTTTCCAAACGCCTTGAGGTGTACACTCAATTTCGCGGCAAACTTCAACCAGCAATGCGCCTTCCGCCATGCGCGCAATTATTTTCTTTTTTAAATCAGGCGTAAACTTTTTAGGTCTTCCGCGCTTCGCCATATTCATATGTCCGGGAGATTTAAAGAAATTTAACCTCTTTTTGGGAATTTCGGAAGGGTGTGATGACAATCACAACCCTGAGATACTTTTTTAGTGTACTTTTCGATCACAATAATATAACAGTCTGTTATGTTAGACATTCAACAGAGGTACACTGACATGCTAACAACGTTTCAATTCATCAACCTTGGTCTAGCCATTGCGCTTGGTGTTAGCGCCATTGGGGTTTCGATTTGGATCAGCTCCGCAACCCGAAAGGCGCTGAAAGGCCGACGAATCTTTAACGCGTATTTGGCCGGCCAAATTTCTTATGGGCAAGCCGTGGCACGGCTTCGCCAAGCTGGCTTCAAACACTTTCAATTTTAATACAGCAATCTGAGGGAAAAAATTATGCAATTAGATTTCGAAAATATGACTGACGAGATGTACGATTTCCTAGACAATTTCAACATTTACCAGGCGCGTGAGTTGCTTGAATGGTTCGATTATTACGGGATTGACGAGGCCGATAGCTGCGGTCCTGACGCAGTAGATGCATTCCAAAAATGTTGGTCAATGCTTCATCCCGAAAGTTGCTGGGAATTTGTAGAAACCGTGAAACGCGGCAGCAAGTATACTTTCTGGCGGTTGATCGATACGACTACACGACAAGAGGTCGAATACCCCGCCGAACGTAAGCAGATTTGGTGAACGAGGATCTAGCTTCAAACACTTTCAATTTTAATAAGAGGATAAAACAATGCAGATCAATTACATTCAAGATGCAGGGCACGGATGGTTCGAAATATCACCAAACCAGCAAAACACCCTAGATTTGTCACAATCTGATTTTTCAGAGTTTTCATACATTTCCGAAAACGGCACGATCTACGCGGAAGAGGATTGCGATTGCGCTTATCTTTTCAAAGCAGCACAGACGCAAAACATCGAATTAGAAATTAACGACATTGTAATAAGCGGCGAAGCGTTCGTCCGCTCTTTACCACGCTGTTAAAGCGCGCTCGACAACGCGGCAACGTTATCGAGCGCTAATCACAAACGAAACGAAAGGGGTTTCGATTATGACTGACGACACAATAAAGAATGATTACCAGCTACAACAGTACGCAGAGGCTGCGGCACGCGACATCGCCGACGAAATAAAAGAGCATGGCGGCGACGCCTACGACATGGCGCACGAACACGCAGATGGTTGTGAATACGTTATTTATTACTACAAGGCGCATTCCATTTGCCAAAATTGCGATACGGAAAACGGCGAAGCATTTCTTAAAGACATCGGCGGCCCCGGCAAAGACGCTACCTATAACAGCATTGCTGTAACAATTGCCTATGGCGAATTGCATTCGCGCATTCTTCACGCTCTTTACAAAATAGGAGTGGAGTAGATGCGCCAAACACTTGAACAATTAAAACCGGAATGGCGTCTGTCTGTTCATGTTACAGCGGAATATCAAGGCAAGCGCTATCTGATTACACATGCGCCAAATTGGACGACGGCGGAAATTGTCGCTTCGGATTTTTGTAAAGAATACGACAACGTGTTTTTTGATACTGGAGACGTTTACGGCTCGCAAGTCATTGACGGAAAAGCGCGAGATTTTCGCCGCGCTTACTATTCTAAATCGTATTGGGCGGCATAATGGCCCGCCGCATTCTAGAAACGTTTGGCGGCGCGTGTGTCTACGCGTTCGCCCTTCTGACATTTATTTTAATCTTCATTGCATTAGGAGCGTAAAAAGTGACTAAAAAATACGACAGCATAAGCCATCATCAAATTGACGCAAAAGACTTGTTCAAAAATAACCCCGACGTTTTGCGAAGCTTAAAAGCGATTGCAAAGCTTGTTGATCAAAAACTACAAAAGCAATCCAACATTAAAAAATGACCACAACAGGCGGCATTCGCAAGAGTGCCGCCGCTTGTGTTCAACGCCCGACGGCAATCGGGCAATCCATATAGAAAGGGAATAAAATGGATTTAGTAGTAGGTTCAAGAATTAAATTCACTGAGGGCGTTTTTGGCGGTTCGTGGAAAAACCCTTATTATTTAGGCAGTCGAACCATAACCGGAACAATTGTAAAAGAGAGTTACGGCGCGAAACGCGGACAACATACATTTTCTATACAAGTGCATGACGCGGAAGGATACGACGCTAAAGAAGTAATTGAGCGCGGAAAGATTAGGCGCAAAGGTCGTAATGTTTACGACGATTGCGAATTGTTGCAACTGCCGGACGATTACCAAGCGCTGGCCGACGAAAAGCACGAGCGAGCAACGGCCGCAAAAGAGGAAAAATATCGCCGTTGGATTGGAGAAGGCAAATTTGATAAAGTTCCGGCCGAATTTTTAGAGGGAATACAACTATGAGCAATTGGATTGTAGGAATGGACCCTTTTGACGACGAACAAGGGTATATTATTCATCGAAAAGTTCCCGAATTTCTAGCCAGGTGGTGTGTGGAGGATGACGATTTCGCAACGCTGTCCGATTTGGTCTATACAGATGCATTACTAGAAGATGCCGTCGCCATCTATGATTTTGAATTTACCGACGCGGCACCATCAGAAAAATTATTTCGCGAAACGTGTGCCAATGGCATTCGAGCCATCGATGAATATTTGCATTGCGTTTCGGGCTTAAAAGCGGACATGGAAAGGTAGAAAAATGGACAAGCCAATTCTATTCAAAGCTAACAAAGAAAAATGGGAAAAAACGCCATCAACAATCGGCGCAGACGAGATAATTCTACTCGAAGATATTCCGGGCAGGATTGTTCTTCTTTGTAGGAATGTGAGAAGCGAAGATCACCCCTATATGTCGCCCTACACCAGTCAAGACTATTCAGTTTACGAACATAAGGGCGACATCGACAATTTTTATGAAGAAATTGCATGTGGAAATTATGAGTGCCAAGGCATTTATGATGTTGCCAGCGACCAATCAGCCGGTGAGCATCTTAGGTTTAAAGAATTGTTAAGCCAGGAGTGAGAAAATGAATACTGCCGTAGAGAAAATTCGTAGCGAATTGCAAAACATGGACGCGGCCGGGGCAACCGTCGCAGAAATGGAAACTTATATGAGCAACCAAGCCATGCAGGGTGGTGACTTTGGACTTGCTTGGTCGGCATATTTATCGAGCGACAACCCCGATTCTTGGTTGGAGAACTTTATTAATGACTAAAATTCCAGCCGTTACCGAGGTTGAAGGCCAAAGTTTTCCAACCTTACACCCTGACGACACGCTTATAGACCAAGTCACCTATTTGCTTGAATTAGCCGATCAAAATTATGCAGATCATGTGGCAGGAGATGCAGACGAAAATCCGGCAGCATTTAATCTTATTGACGCTGTAAAACTAATCAATGCAGCCATTGAACGGTTGGATAAGGAATGAAAAATGGACGCCAAAAGAATAAAAATTGAGGTGTTTCCTGATTACATTGAGACAATTCTGATTGCCTTAA